GTTTTGTTAAGTAAGTGGAGTAACAAGATAGAGATGAAGAAGAAAGGTGATGATCCGAGTAAGACGCGTGTAATTTTTATAGCGTGTATGATTCACTTGTTGATGGATAAACTATTGTACGAGGAGTATGTTAAGAATTCTTATTTTAGATGTGGTAACATGATCTCCCATGTATGGAAGTACGGAGGGGCTGAGTACATTGCCAAGATGATGGGTGTTGGCCGTGAAGATGTTTTTTATTTCACGTTCGATATCGTTAATTTTGATCAAAGTGCCTTCGCTCATTTGATAATGTTGATATTAATACTTCCTATGCTCGCAATGCCCGTAGAGGATAGTGACAGGTATCGGATTGCGCGTGCATTGTACATGCAGCGAGCTCATGAAATGGCTATAAAGATTGTGAAGTGGATAGGAGAAGAATACCGACTTATTATAGGGCAAATTTTTTCAGGTCTGTTTGTCACCAGTTGGCTTGATACTATCTACATTATAATGTCAGATTTGGTGGTGCGTCAAATGATCTATGATAACATTAAAGCTGCTTTGGGTCCTGCCGAGGCCTTGTGTTATCAGAGAAGTTTTATGCGTTCCATATCTTACGGTGACGACTCAGTAAGGTGCAATGAGAATAAGTGGAAAGACTGGGTGTTGCGTAATCGAACAAGTGAATATCCGTTGGGTGATTATCAGAGGTTGTCTGAGACCGTTATGGGATTAGTTTTCAAACCATCTCAGACATTCGTGTTTGAAGGTGATGATACGGGTATTAGTCCTTTCCTCACAATTGTTAAGGCTGTTCGTAATGACATGAATAAAGTTGTTCATCATGAGATTGTTCGCACTGGGGTTGTTTTCTTACATAGAAATTTCGTTAGGCAGACTACCCAGTACGGTGAACATATTGTGCCGTGGAGACATGAGTCGGACTTTTGGGCTCGTATTGCACTTAGTGTCAACTGTACTGAGTTGGAACCTGTGAAGTGGTGTTCGAAATATCTTGGACTGATGATAGATACTATGGGTACTAATGTGTTGGCCTATGAAGCTATGCGAGCTATGTTTGTGATGTCTACTAAGCTCGGTGCTTTTTCTAAGTTGTATGAACTTGAGAATGAGGGTGGTATAGTAGACATACTATCTCAGGAAGTTAAGGTAAGCACCATCATCAGCTCAGTTAATGCCATGGATAGTCGTATGAAAAAATCTTTGATAAGTAGTGGTCTTGCGCGTGATACGATAAAGCACATGTTAGTGCACGAGAATCTCTATAAGGCGTTCTTATGGAATGACGATTGGAGACAGTCGTGGGCTATACGTGGTGGTTATGATATGTACGATGATATGGGGAATATCATCAAACCAGTTTGGAATAATAGAGAATATAGTCCATTTTGTTATCACGAGTTTCATGACAGTTTAATGT